CCTCCGCGGCCCGCGAAATCGGCGGCGGTGTTCGAGCCGGTCAAGTCGGCGCGATATTGCTGGCTCGGGCCGGGGGCGATAGCGGGAATGCCCTGATGGCCAGCCGGAAGAATAAAAACCGCGATGGCCTCAACCTCGATTGCGCCGGTGGTTGTGCTTGCGTCGTCGATTGCGTAGATTTCCACCTCCAGCCAGTATGCGCCCGCCGGAACCGTGACGCGGCCGCCGCCCTCGGCGCTGGACGCGTTTACGTTTCCGATATTGTCAAGCCACGCGCTCCCGGCGTTTTCAAGACTTTGATCCTGATTCAAAAACCGCGCGTAGGGCGCCCATCGGTTAACTCCACCCTCAACTGTGCCCCTATATCGCCCCGCAACCACCTGCCCTGGGATGACGCGAAAAAGCTTGCGACCGGATCGCAGGGAACTTCCATCGGCCGGGCCAAAGCTTGCTACAGTCCAGTTAGTGTTTGGCGACGCGCTGGACAGTCGCAATCGGCCCGCCGACGTGTAGGAGAGCACGGCTTGGCTTGACGATCCGAAATAATATAGTTGCCACTGCTCTATTCCGAATTGAAAATGAGAATTGGCAAGGATGTTTTCACCAAGCGGAACTTGCGCGTTGCTGGCCTGCCCCTCGGTGGCTGTGGCGCCCCACTGGCGGCCGGTGAAGTCGGCCGCCGTGCCGAGAGACGTTTCGAGCTCATTAAGCGTCGGGATAGTGCCAACGGGGCGGCGCACGTCCGTCCCGATTGTGGCGCCCACGGTTGCATTGTCGGCCGGGCGGCCCGACCCGGTGACGTCCGACCAATCAATTGCTTGCTGCCCGCTTAGCCAGCCGCTAGGCGGGTCTGAGCCGATATAGGCCGCGCTGTTGGTGTCTAGCTCATCGGTCGCAGGGGTCCAGCTGTAGACGCTAGAGGCAATCTCCCGAAGCCCGAGCGTAATCTGCTGGGCGTCGTTTACCTCCGCCCGGACCACCATGTAGGTGCGATTTAACCCGCTGGTGTCGACGCTGGACACAATGTCTGCGCCAGACCGGGACACGATCACCGCGCCTGATCGAGACACGATCTCTGTAGCGCTTGCCCCCGGTGTGTAAATCGACCCCTGCCACGTCACCCAGTCGCCCACTTCGAGCACCGAGAAGCGCGGGCCTAGCGTGACGGTTGCCGTGCGTTGAAGCCGCGCTTTGCGCCGCTCAATCTCACCCAGTCGCTGCGCTTGGTTGCCGCTGGTCACGAACCGCAGAGCAAGAGGCCGGTCACGGGCCTCGCCGTCGTTTGTGATGTCGGTCAGATTGCGCCGTATTGGCGAGGTCTGCTCCTCGTAAGCCTGCGTCGGGTCCACGTAGGTCGCGGTGACGGTGTTGACCAACTCGCGCCGCGACAGCTTCGCTTGCACCTCGACCGGGAAGCCCTGCAACAGGGCGTCGTCGGTGAACGTCTTGGCGACGGTCTTCGCCGCGCCGGGGTCGATAACGATGACGCCCGAGCGCTCGATCAGCTCCGCGCCCATGGCGGCGGCGAACGCCTCTTCGACGTCGATCCAGGGCTCATCGGCCCGCACCACAGCGCTCACCGTGTACCGCTTGACCGTGCCGCCGGCCTTTAGGGTCACGTCCTCGTCGCAGATGTTGGCGGCGGCGATCACGTCTTCAGGCGGCGCTTCTTCCGCGCTGCGCCCTGGCCCGACCATCAGCTGGTTGTGTGACCACACGCCGCGCAAGTAGTTGTAACGGCAAACGGCGGCGTTTTCAGTCCACTCATAGGTGGACGGCGTGTCCCAACGATGCGAGCCCGAGCCCCCCGCAACGGTGCTGTCCTTGCGCGGATCGTAGCACTTAAGGCCGTCGACCACCCACCGGAAGGACGGACGGCCGCCCAGAATGTCGGGCGCAAAGCGGTAGCAGACGATGACAGCGGCCACGCCGAGCAGGCGGTCGTCCGCGGTCCAGCGCCCGCCGCTCGCCGACACAAAGCTCATAGCGTTTGGACCGGCGCCCACGGTCGCCGGCAGCGTTTGCGTCATGGTGCCCGGCAGAAAGAACACCTGCAAAGCCGACCCGTTGCTGTCGCTGTAGCCGCTGACGTTGCCGTCGCCGGTGAAAGCAACGTATTTGCCGTCGATGTAGAAGCCGACCAGGGTTTGACATTCATGGTCTGCGACCGCGATGACCATGGCTTCCCAGTCGTTCTGACTGCCGCCCCAGTTGAAGGCGTCGATAAGCGAGCCGCCGGTAGCCGCCCTGCCGAAGATCGCCTCGCGCGGATGCTCGCCGAGGGACAGTTCCAACACGTCGGCCTGCCGGGCCCCGATGTTGTCGAGCTTGGGGGCCAACAGCTTCGAGGTGGCCCAAGTCAACGCGATCGTGCTGCCAAATTTCACGATCATGCCGCCAATCCAGCCGGCGGTGTAGGCGGGCACGCCAAACGCTGCGATCGCCGTGCCGATGGCGGTCGCGATTTTAACCGCAACGGCAGTGATGGCGGCGGCAATCTGCGGCATTAGTCCACTCGATAGGCTGCAATGAGCCGAGCGCGCGGCAAGCGCTCCAAGCCTAGCGCGCCAGCGCCGACCACCGTCTCCCGCTCGACAATCACACTGGCCTCACGCCGCCCCATCAGGATCAGCCCAACGTCGCCGCGCCGGGCTAAGCCGGGGCTAATCTCAGGGAGGGCCAAGCCCCACCCAGCCCGCAGGCCCCCTGCCTCCTTGATTGTCGCCAGAGCTTGCCGCGCTGTATTCCACCCGCGCCAGCGCGCGGCGGGATCAAGCCCTATGCATGCCCGGACCCAGTCGGCGGTCAGCGTCACGCAGTCTTGCGGCCCCCACGCAAAGGGCACGTTTCGCGCGCGCAAAAAGGCTTCAAGCCGCTCCGGCCAATCGGCAGGCCTCAAGAGCGCACCTGCATTGTGGTCAAGCCTCCAGGCCCGAAGGGAGACACGCCGCCAACGCTCGCGCCTATGGCCGTCGCGGGCACCGCCCGACCCCAGTAGAGCGAGCGGATGCCCGCCGTTGAGATGTGCTTCATGCCGCCGTCTGACGAGCCGCCCAGCACGCGCTGGTCGGTGTTGGACCTTACGCGCGCGCCGCGGCGGTCCATGTCCCGCCCTGCGCCTTCGATCGCAAAGACGAGGGCCGATTGACCAGGCGTCTCCTCACGGATTGTCACCGTATCGACGCGGCCGCGGAAGAACACCTCGCCGTCAAGCAGGGTCAGGCCATCGGCGGAAAATATCCACCGCCACAAAATGGCGGGCTTTTGGTGGTAGTTTTCGCTGTCAATGCTGGCCGCAATTGTAGTGTCGAGAGCCGACACGCCGATCTGCACGCCGTCGGTGCCGGCGCCAGCTTCGGACGTGATTGGCACGATAAGGACGGGCGCATCGACCCCGACAAAGGTCTGGCCGTCATAGGTGCGGTCGCCGACGCCCGACCAAAACCGATAGGTCGTACTGAAGGTCAATTGCACCGCGCCCGCAATTACGCATTCGCCGCTTTCAAGGGCCGCAAGCGCTGAACTGTTCAAGGTTTTCATGCTTCGAGCACCTGCACGGCTTGGAAGCTGACGGTCCCGTAGCGACCCATCATGCTGCTGATCTGCGCGCTGTCCGGCACGATCCGCATGATGCAACTCGGATCAACGACGATCGCCGTGGCGCTGGTGACGTAAGCCGGCACGACCGGCTCAACGGTCCATGTCCCGGTGCCGGCGCTTGCCGTTGCATCATCGAGCACCCGGTGCAGCGAGCGCTTGGCCCCGCTCGACCAATGCAAGCCGATATAGTCCCCCGGCTGTAGCCGCAGCGTCCCGACGCCGTTAAGCGTGATCTCGTCTCGATTGGTGTTGACCGTCCAGCTTGACGGGGTTGCGTTTTGGCCCGACAGGGGCAGGCGCCGCGCCCGGTCAAAGCCGACAAAAGTCTTGCTGGCGCCGCGCAGGGACGCGAGCCACGCCCGCAACGCGCCGAAGTCCTCCATTGACAGGTTGCCGCTTTCAAAGGACGCCGACCACCGAGGCGGCCCCCGGTCCACCGCCTGCATCGGCCCGCCGCGCTCGGCGCTGACGGCTTGGTTGCGCATTAGCTCGAAACTGATCGTTCGATACCCGATCGCGGGCATCGTCCGAGGATAGGAGATTGCCATGCTTAGAGTTTCCGCCGCGCCCGAAGGTTCTGGACCGCCCGATGCACCATCGGTTCAAACTGCGCCACAATGGCCGTCTGCCCCGCCTCCAGCCGCGCTACAGCGGCGGCGTCGGCCCCGCGGGCGTCGATGACTGGAGCATAATTCAGCTGCACCACAGCGCCGCCCGCGCCGCCAGCAAGGGCGCCGTGCGACAGGATCCGACCCGGCGTCGCCGGCATGAATAGCTCGGGGCCTTTCTCGCCGACCATGTACATGCGGTTAGGAGACACCAAGCCGCCCGCGGCTTTGCCGCCTCCAAACATGCCGCCAAGCGCCGCAGTAATGGCGTTGCCGAGCGGCGCGGTGACCATATTCCGCAACACGATCGCGGCGATGTCCCGCGCTAACGACCGCATGAAGTAGCTTAGCTTGCGGCCTTCTAAGATCGCGTTTTCAAACGCGCCGGCCACAGAGTCGCCAATGCTCTTAAAAGCTGCTTTCATGCGCCCCATGCGTTCCTGCGCTTCGGCGAAGCGATGATTGACCGCCTCAATAGCCGTCGCCATTTCGTCGGCCGCAGCCGCGCTTAGGCCGCGGGTTTTGTCCATTAGCTCGGCGGCGATCCGCGCACGCTCAAGCGACCTCGAGCCGCCGCCGGTGGCTGCGATCATCTCCGTGGTCCGCTGGATCGAGCGGTCGATCTCTTTCTGAAGCTCGCCCACCGGATCGCGGCGCCCCTGGAGCATGCCGCGAGAGCCGTTCTGGGCGACGGCGAGCGCGTTCTGCGCGGCGATGACCGCGCGCGCCTGCTCCATCATGGCGGGGCTGACCTCGCCTGTGCCGTTCGGCCGCAGCCCTTGCGCGACCCTCAGCTCTTCGAACGCCTTCGCCCCGTTCCGCGCGGCTTCCGCCAGCGCGTTCAGGTCCGCCACCTGCTGCCGCGCCTGCTGCGCCGGGCTGCCGCCGCCCATTAGGGCATAGGGGTCGATGGCGGGGCGCATTTGGGCGTTGGCGGCTGCGGCTTGGGCTGCGGCGCGGGCGGCGGCCTCTTGGGCAGGGCCGTCGCCTTGGCTGTTGGCTAACGCATCATGGTTAGCGTCCACAAACGCGGCGCGCGCCGTTTGCAGTTGCTCTTCGAGGGTTCGCAGGTGCGCTTCGGCTTGGGTGAGGCGCTCTTCCCGCGTGTCCATGAAGGGCGACATTACGAAGCCGGAAATCTGCGAGCCGACACGGCCGCCGAGCGACTCATTCTGCTCGCGTTGGATGGCGTTACGAGCCGCGCGAGCTTCTGCTACTTGCGTCTCAAGAAGACGCAGGCGCTCGCGCACAAGACGGCGAGTGTTATCTGCCGCTTCTCCGGTCTCTGTGGACAGCCGCGCCGTCAACTCGACGATCCGCTCCATGGGCTCGCGGGTCGCTTCCATAGCGGTTTGTGTGCCACGCACCTCGGCTGCGATCTGGTTGAAAATGGCAGCGCCAATGCCTGCCGCCACCAGTGACGCCGCCAAGCCAACAGGTGAAGTCAACAGAGCGATCAGGCCGCCGACCGCGAGCATGACTGGACCGAGCGCAATCGCAATGCCGGCAATCGCGGCGACCAGCATCAGTGTGTCTGCACTTGTCTTAGACAAGTTAGACGCCAACGTGGACAAAGACCCCGCAAAGTCTTGTAGCATTTGCGATAGGCCGCCCTGCCCCATCGCGATCAACAGGCTCTCGAAGGCGCCCGCCAACTCCCGGAACGCCCCCGTGAGCCCGCTCATGCGGGCGTCCGCGAGACGCTGTGTCGCCCCGTCCACGTTCTGCAAGCCCTCGTACAGGTCGGGCAGCATATACGACAGCTCGCGCATGGCGAGGATCGCCGTCGAACTGTTCATGTCGAAGATGCGGGCGATGGCATCGACCGGCAGGTCGCTGACCTCTTCGAGCACCTCCTGCAGCGAGCGCACCGAGCCGTCCGCGTTGCGCAGGTCGAGCCCATACGCGCGCATCTGCTCCCGCGCCATGCGGGTCGGGGCCACAATGTCGGTCAGGATTGACCGCAGAGCCGTGCCAGCAACGGAGGCGTCTAGGCCGGCATTGCTCATGAGCGCTGCGGCGGCGGCGGTTTCCTGCAAGCTCCACCCTGCGGCGCGGGCGGCCGAGCCCGCATACCGGAACGTGTACGCCATCTCGTCGACGTCCGCCGCTGAGATATTGGCCGCCGTCGTGACCACGTCCATCGCGTGGCCCATGTCCTGGGCAGCAATGCCAAACGTATTGGTCAACGCGCCGGCAAATTCCGCCGCCCGCTCCGCCGCCATGTCGGAGGCGATGGCGAAGTCGGTGACCGCCGGGGTCATCTCACGCACCATCGACAGGCTCATGCCGAGCTTGCCAAGCTCGACCTGGATTTGCGCCACTTGCGTCGCGCTCAAGGCCGACGACGCGCCCAACTGCTCGGCTTGTTGCGCGGTCAGCTCCAGCTGCCGGCCGGTCTCGCCGCTGACGACCCCAAGGATCGCCATCTGCTCTTCAAAGGTGCCGATGCTGTTATAGAGCGCCTGGCCGACCATGAAGCCGCCGAAGCCCGCGGCGAACGACCCCATCATGCCCGCGTGCATCATGGAGCGCGAGAACGTGCGCAGCCGCGCGCCCATGTTGTCGATCGCCCGCACCGTGCGGCGCTCGGCGCGCTCCACTTGGTCGCCGACGTCGCGCTCGAAAGCCGTGCCGATGGAAGCGGTCGCGGCCTCGATGCGGGTCGTCGCCGCTTGCACAGACGCGGCCATGGCCTGCATCGTGGCCTGGAACTGCGCGAGGCCCTCGGCCTGGATCGTAACGCCTACGGTGCCGGCAGTGGTCATCGACGGCCCCCAAGGCGCTCAAACTCTTTCTCAAGCTGGCGCAGATACGTGCGTTGCGCGCGGCGGAAGTCGCCCTGCGCTTCAAGGCGCCGCATGAACTCGATCTCCTTGGGCAAAGCCCGGCGACGATAGGCGACGGCGGCGGCGTCACCGGCGGCGGCACGGCGGACAAGCTCGCGCTTGGCCTTCTCCGTGCTCATTGAATAGCGGGCCGGGGCGGTGCTGCCGCCCAAGCTGCGGATCAGCTTGCGGGTGTCGGTGGCGGGCTTCTGCCCTCGCGGCGACCCTTGCGTCGGCGGCTGCCCCCGGCGCGCACGGCGCCCGAGATAGCGCTCGGCGCGTTGCAGGCGGTCAGCGAAGCGGGGGTCCGCCCCACCCTGCGCCCGGCGGATGCGGCCGAAGCGAGAGCGTTGCGCGCTGCTGCTGCGCCGCAGGAGTTTCATCTCCAGGGCGTAAAGCACTGCGTCCATCAGTGGATGATCCCCGCCTTGCGCTGCGTCTCGCGCGCGCTCGCCCAAATGTCGTCATACTCGTCCCGGTCGATCGGCTTGACGCCGCTGCCGGAGCCCTCGCTCTCAGGGTATTGCTTGGCCCAGCCGTCCACGACGGCGAACCACTCGGACACGCCGAGCGCCCAAAAATCATCCGGCCGCAGCCCGATCAGGCCGATGCCTAAGCCGATCCAGTCACGCCACGGGATGGGCTCTTCTTTCCGGGCTTTCCCTTGCTCTGCTCACCCTCCGGGGCAGCGAAAGCCTGGGTGAACACCTCGCCGAAGCCCTGCAGGATGCCCATGGCCTCCCACAAGGGCAGCGTGGCGACCTGCTCCGCCGTTAACGCGCCGTTGGCGGCCACCGTGATGGTGGCGACCATCTGCTCAGCGCTTGGGTCCGCCAGCATCCGGCCAATGTCCTGCACGCTGCGCGCGCCAAGCGCCCCTTCGAGGCTCTTCAGCAACGTCAGGTCCAGCTTGCCGACAAGCGCATGCTCGCCGACCTCGATCCGGTACTCGTTGCGCAGCGGGTTCATTCACCGGCCTCGACGGTGGTGCTCACAGGCGGCGGCGGGGGTGACGGGGCAGCGGTGGCCGCCGCCACTTGCGCGGCCTGCGCGCTTTGCAACGGCGCGACGGTCGCCCAGGAGTAGCCCTCGCTGTTGTTGTTCAAATCGGTGACGACCCACTTGTGACCGTCGTCGTCGGTCAAGGTCTGGCCGAGGCGGAGCGAAAGGGCGCACTGCACCCGCGCGGTCACGCCGTCCTTGTTCATCACAAAGTAAGCGACGGCGCTCGCGCCCTCGTCCGTCGTGATCTCGCCCTGGTCCCATTTTCCGATCTTAGGCATGGTCGCCCCCTTACTAAGCTGCGGTGAAGGTGATGGTGCCGGCGCTTTCGAGCGTCATCGAGAACTGCACGGCGCCGTTGTATTCGCCGTTGTTTTCGAGGCTCGTGCAGACAAAATTGCCGATGTAAGTGCCATATCCCGGCAAGGTGATCCGCGCGGGAAACTCGGCGCCGTCCCTCACCTTGGGCTCGATGAAGGCGAAGGCCGTGTCATCTTCAAATATGCCGTTGCCCGAAACGCTCATCTGGTACACGCCGCCCGCGGCCAGCAGGCGGCGGTGCAGGTTAGTGTGATCGCCGTGGGTAACGTCCACCTGTTCACGGTTCTGCGTAAACGACCGCGTGCGCAAGCCTGCAATCGCGGTGTAAGTGCTTGGCGCAGTGGTCAGCGCTTCCAAGGTGAGGGCTGCGCCCTTAGCAGCAGGCATGGTCTATGCTCCTTCAGTGATGAGGGCGCGCGCGGTGGCGACGCCGTGGAAAGTGCGACCGTCTTCGTCTAGCTCGACCTGGGATTGTTCGAGCATGACCAGGACAGGGTGATACGGGGCGGGCAAAGTCAGCGCCGCGCCCCGCAAAAGGGTTTCCACTCGGCTCAAGAGGCCATAGGTCTCAGCCGGGCTTTGCTTGTATGACCAGACATGCACGTCGATCTGCACTTCGCGCCCATAGGTGCTCGACGTGTCGAACTCGGTCGCGGCGACCTGGTTGAATGTCAGGTACGGAAAGACTTCGGACGGCGGCGCCATGTTGGCGAAGATCGGAAGCGGCAAGGTCAGCGCGCTGCCGCGTCCTGCTTCCAGAAGCGTCTTAAGCGTCGCGTCTTGGTTCAAGCGGGCGAAAATCGCCTTCATAAATTCAGCGGCGGCGCTCACGGTGTAGCCTGCCGAACTCTCGCTGTGAAAATTGCAAAGATGCGCGCTTGCATGGATTGCAAAGCGCGCCGCATAAACGGCCGCGGGGCGATCTTGCGCGTGCCGTATTCAAGAAAGCGGCTGTATTCCGCTTGGCTTTCAATCTCGATGGAGTAGTCGACCGCGTTAACCTGATTGACCACGATCAGGCTCACGAGGTTGCCTGTGTCGGTAGCCGGCGCCTCTCCTGGCGCCGATGCTTGGTGCGGCACGCGCGGCTTACCCGGACGCAACCGGCCAGCGCTGTCGGTCCAGAAACGCGTCGTGTAAATCCGCCCCGTCTTTGGCGGGTCTTGCACAAGCCGCTGCGCCTCGCTCGCTACCGCCTGCGCCGCGTCTTCCAAGCCCGCCACGATCGCCGCTTGCATGCGCGGCGACACGGCGCGCAAGCCGCTTACCGTGGCTTGCGCTCCTGTCACCTCCGCCCGGACCCTCATCCCGGCGTCTCCGACTGCACAAGCAGCTTAAGCTCGCGCCGCCGTTGGTCGGGATCGTAGGCATACAGCACGTTAAACGTGCGCCCGCCGTACACAAGGCGCTGGCCCTGTTTGACGTCCGATCTAAACCGGATCGTAACCCGGTGCGACGGGCGCACGCTTAGCGCCTGCGCCTCAAAGCGCTCTTCAGGCTCCACCGGCCGCACGTCGGCCCACACGGTCGCAAGCGCGGTCGTCGTCTCTGTCACCCCGCCAAACGCGTCACGCGCGCGGGTTTCGTTCTGGAGCTGCACGCTGTGACGCAAGGCGCCGCCTCTCACCCGAGGCCCCTCATGTGCTCATAGGGCCGCAACAGCATGTCGACGCCCAAAGGCAAAGCGGCGACCGCCATCTCCGCCGGTGCCGTAGCCTCTCGGTTTTCGTACAAGTGCGCCGCCAACAGGCGCAGGGCCATCACAAGCGGCGCAGGGGCCGCGGCGGCGTTGCCGTAGCCGGTGACAAACGTCACCACGATGCCGGCGGTCGCCATCGTCTCGGCGGGCCTAGCGGCCGTTGTCGACACATGCACCTCGTCGCCGACCCGCCGCCATAAAG